GTAGTCTTCATCGGCGGATTAAAATTCCAGATAATACACTGGCCTGCAGCAAAAGTTACAGGACCCAAAAGCGCAGTAGTAACTGCTCCCGCAGTCTCACCTTCCCCAAGAGTTACAGATTCGGCTGTATCAGATGAAATCGATACATGATCAATTTCAAAATATTTACCTGCACCAGGAGCTGCTATAATTTCCTCGCAACCCGATGCATCAGCCGAATTTGCATTTTTAATCCAGCCTGCTTTCGCGCTTGCTGGACTTTGTACATCAATAGCCATTTTAAACCTCCTGCCGGGGCGTTAAACCCCGGCTTTAGATTATCTAATTTGAACGATTTTCACATAATCAATTGAAAAGGCTTCCTCGGCTGCCGCTGCCTTAGTTCCAAAAATAAAATGCATTTCCGCTAGTCCGGCCAATGTAATATTGCGCGCCGTGTATGCGATTCCGTTAATATACGGCGTCACCACCGCGACCGTGTCACTTGTCGATTCGGTTTTTGCCCAAAATCCGGCATTGAAAAAAGTGCCACTAACATATGACCCGCATGCTGTAGACGTGCTTTGAGTCGCCGCGTTGCTGGTTTCAAAATGGATCGTCAAAGCATCTTTGACGCCGTGTATAACTGCGCCATCATAGCTGGCTGCCGGTCCGGCGCCGCCGTCGACCATGGCATCGGCACCGGCGTTGTCCATTAAACCCATAATCCATGCCGAATCGTCCGTGTTGCCCTCGGTAATTGCTATTCGCGCTTCCAGCCATAAAGACTTGCCAGCGGCAAACTTCCAGCATTCGTTGGCGCTTATCATATAAGCTTCGTCGTTCGCATCGCCATCCGTAAAATGCTTATAAATACCGTTGGCGGCATCTTGCAAAGCATCCGTTCCGCCCGCGCCATCATCTTCGACAAACGTCCATCCGTCGTCCGTTGCCGCACCTTTCGCGGATGCCAAATATGTGAAATCGTCATAAAATACGGTTGCCACCGACGGATCAATCAATGCCACCAGCGGGCAGGTTTGCCACATAGACCCGCCAGCCGTCGGCCCCAGATCTTCGTCGCGGAATGTCATGTTATTATTTGTCCAGTAAGATCTTGTTTGCACAATGCACCTCCTTAGTTGTGTACAATGATTCTGAGTGAACCAATGCGCAATTATTTTTCGATTGTAACCGCCTTCTCGATCTTTTTGGTACGTTTAGCTGGCAGTCTTTTAATAGGTTTCTTTTTAGGAGCAGTTTTTTTCTTAGACTCAGCTTTTAGCGTAGCTTCAGCAGCTGCAGCTGCTCGCTGTGCTAATTTAGTAGCCTCTTCTACTCGTTCCTTATGATAAACCATATACGGCTGAGCTACTCCCTTTTCACAAAGTCGCTGTGCCAAAGTCCTTTCAATAAAATAATCCTTTCCCGGTTCATGACTTTCATAAGTTTCTAAAAACACTATTCGCATCGACACAAAATCACCTCCTTTAAAAATGGGCGGCAGGAAAGGAGACCCCCAAACTGCTAAAAAAAAATAGGTAAAAACCCGCCGCCCAAGATAATTATGTCAACGCTGTCAATGACAAGTTTTTAGTATATCTCGGAACCAATACAGCAACGACAGATACATTTCCAGTTGCTCCTGTATCTGTATCTTCAAAGCTAATCGTTAACCAATTTTCAGCATTAGCAACATCCATATCTGAAGCATCAATTTCGATAATTAGCATGTAATTATCATAGGTCGCATGTGCTACAGACAAATTAGCCGACGTTGCCCAGGCTCCAAGTACGTCACAACTTGCTGCAGCTGCAGCAGCAGAACCAAACGCATAATTAAATGTCAAAGCAGATGTCTTAGCACCGTCAGTAGCGCCAGAGTATACTTTAACATAGATAGCAGCGCCGCCAAGAGTCTGGAAATTTACGATATACATACAATGATGAAAACCTTCCATGTTAATCGAATCACCAGACATAGCAGCAGCGCTAGAAAGATCTTGATCACTCAAGACCGGAACAATTTTGTACATTTCTGCAAGTCTCATTTTTTAGACCTCCGTTTTAAAATTTATGATTTACGATTAAGGACGAGTGTCAAGTTTTACAAAATGACTTAAAGTATTCGTTCCTTTGTACGGCGTAATTGCTGATTCCAATACAGGCTGACCGTCAAAACGATATACAAACCGAAAGACTGATTCATCATATATGAACCTCACATGAATCGATACATCATTTTGCAGACCGCCCTTATCAATCGCTTTATACTTAGAGAAATCGCAAAGCATAATATCACCAGTTGTTCCCAAAGTCTGACAATGCTCAATTGGTACAACTGGACGGCCAAACAGAGTTGAATAAGGAGAACCAGAAGCGCCGCCTGCAGGCATATAAACCGGTACGCCGCCTGTGCCAATAGTTAATGCCATTGCATGAAGTTGTGGCTCACAATCTTGATTAATTACCCAAATTGCGTTAGGCCGACTTCTAGCCAATAAACGTGACCACATCTTAAGTACGTTTTCGTAAACGATAGTAGCTGCAGCTTGACCCGTCTCTTTAGTTACAGAAACCATACAACCCGCATTCAAAATACCCAAAGGCTGACCTGCACCAGTACCATTGATAACGCCATCTGTCAATTTAAAATCAAACTCATCACGGAAACCTTCATTAATAGTTGTTTCCAAAGCTGAAGCATCATCAAGTAATTCATCAGTTGCATAACACAGACCGATGAGCTTATTCAATGTCAATTGAATCTGACGAAATTTAGGCTTTGATGCAGTTTTCTCTGCCGCCTCTGCCGCCCAGTATGCACGAATACCACCCGCACGAGAACCGTCAACTCGACTGGTTTCATCCAAACCGTTAAACTTCATACCTGTTTTATTGCCAGTAAGGGTAACCTTACTAATCCGCGGTAGAATCATACCCGTATCCCATACAGTTTTCAAAATTTCACTAGCCATTTCTGATTCTACTAAAAAGCCACCATCAGAAGGAATACTTTCTGATAAACCTGTTGCAGCACGTGTTGATAATCGCGGATCAACTGGACCGCCCGGCATACCAGCCTTCATAACAGCTTGGTAAAATTCACCAGCTGAAGCAAAATTATTCTGTCTGGCTTGACGTTGTTCTTTTTCAGAATCAATTTCAGTACGATCAGGCTCTGCATCAGAACGTTTAATTCGATCCATTGCATCTTGCGAACGCTGTTCCAACTTTAAGGCTTCTTCAAGATCATCAATTTCATTAAGATAGCCTTCAGCAAGTACACGCTCTTCTTTAGTAGGATCACGTTTTTCAGCAACGCACAAGGATCTCATGTCGCCGAGCTTTTTCATCAGAATGCCAATATCCTCTTGTAATTGCTTAATTGTTCTCATAATTTATGTTTCTCCTGTAGTTGTTCGATTTCAGAAAGAATGTCTCTAACCTCTGTGTCGGATGTGCTATCATCATCGGATGAATCACCCGCGCTATCATCATCATTGACCATTGGGTTTAATGATAACCGTAGTTCTTTAAGCTTATTAACAAAATTTCGTACATCATCTTTAGAATCAAAATCAAATTCAAACTCATTTTCTAAAGTTAAATCTTCTAATCCTTTTATATAAACTTCAATATGCAAAGGAACAACTTGATCCAATTCACGCTTTGCTACTACTAATGACCTCAAAGCAACCGAAGTATCAGGATACGCAGGATAAGTAACAGGTGAAACGTCAAACACCTCACGTACTTCAGTTATGGTACGAACCGGATGATCAGTATCCAAGCCTTCCCATTCATCCGCAGCAATTGTAAATCCAAAACTTTGATCATTAATATCGCCGCGCTCAATAGGTGTCAAAACAAGATCACGGATAAGCTGAGTATCAGGCGGCTGTACTGACATAAATAAGCCGTTCTTATCTTCCTTTAACTCAAGCGTTCCAGCCGATTGTCGACCCAGAACGTAATTAGGATCATGGTTGAACAACGCCCTGGCATCGGATATCTTGAGAGCTTTCTTGAAAGCGCCTGGTTTGATCCGCTCAACGAAGCCCATATCTTCGGAGTCCGAATTGAAAACCGCGGCATACCCTTCTATCCGTGGTAAAGCTCCATCATCCTTGCGCTTTACCCGAAGCTCAACTTTATTAGTTCGTAACTCAAAATCCCCCTTGATAGAAGCCCCCAACAATTTTTTTATTTTTTCACGTTCCTCTTTAGTTAACATATTTTTTTTTCTCCTATCCTATAGTTACATAACAGTCACAACCTTGATGCAATGGAGGATGTCGCTTATTGCTATACTGTTTCATTGTAGTTGTATCATCACCATCAGGCGTGATCTCACTTCCTTTAGTAACAAAAAAATCAGTTGAGCCTATACGTTTACCATTCAAAGTTTGACAATACGGACATGTCTTACTACCACGAATTTGCCATCTTATTGTAAGTCCTATTGCAAAAGCTATCATTGAATAAGCTGCATTGGACGCACGCACCGTCTCATCCGCAACAACTTTATTTGCACGTTTTTCAATCCACTCATCTGCGCGTTGTTCCATTGCTTCTAAACCGCTTTCGAGCAACGCCATCATTTGACCCTTAGAACTACCTATATATCGCGCAGCGTACGTTTGAATATATTGTTCAATACTATTATCAATGACAGTATCATCAGTTAAACCAATCTCTGTTCTTGTGTGATCACCTACAGCATTCATAAAAGAACGAATGACAGGTCCCATTTTTCGTTCAATATATTCAGGAAACTTTTCATAAAACTCATCTAAGAATAATGAAATATCATATGAGTCAATATCTCTTGCGTGTATTCTATTTTTAATTGCTTTTGCTTCCCGATT